CCCGGCTTGATTAGGCCGGGTTGACGCCATTGAAATGTGTTCTTACTCTTACTTGGTCAGCACCGTCGACAAGTCCTTGAACTCTTGGATCAGGCTGTCAGCGCCGCCTTTTTCGTCATCGTCATCGTCATCTTTATCTTTGTCGACAGCATCCAGGATGGCCTGCAGCGCGGTAATTGCCGATTCAACCTTGCTGCGATTAGACGCCGACAACACCCGGCCAGCCTTAGCTTGGCGCTCCAAGCCCTTAGTTTCCAGCAGCTCCAGGTTAGCATCTGCCTTCGCTTGATCCTGCCAGAACCCAGCTGCAGCAGCACGTACTGCCCAACCTGTCAGAGCGGATTTGAATTGGTCGACCGATGCGCCGATGGCAGCTGCCTTGTCGGTGATCGCTGCGTCGGACACGATCTCATATGTTGACCGGTGCAGTGCATCGCGGATCTCCCAATAAGAGTCGTATAGATCCTCTTCAACCTGCTTCTGCGCCACAATGGTGTTGAAATCACGCGCCTTCTGAGTATCGCCCACAACAATCACCTCTCGCTTCGGCTCCTGCGCCTGTTTCTTTAATGTCGCCCGCCACAGCTTGAGCTGCAGCGACAACGCCTCACATAAATCTTCATTCTGCATGTTCCCTTTACGGAGCAGCCCATCAACCCGCTCCATCTGGGCAACCAGGCCGACTTCACCAACCGACTTCACACCCAAAGTCGGCGTATCTGGATTCATGCCCCAGGTAACTGCGCTACCCTCGTAGAGGATCAGCTCTTTGAGGTGCAGGTTGCCGGTTTCTTTGTTACGTGCAGCTTTGACCGTTTCATAACCGATACTATGCTCACTGATCACGCCTGCCTCATATAACAGCAGGGCATCTTTGCCAAGAGTTGTCGGGACGATCTTGCTTTCAAAATAGAGCCCGAAGTCATCTTCCTGCAGCACTTGCGGTACGCCGAGAATAGAGAACGGATCGTGCTGGTATAGGTACTTAATGCGCGGACGCCGACTAGCAGGGCCTTGTTCCATGATGGTCTTGGTGAATGCGCCCTTGTCCACCACGTCATTGCCAGCATCAGCAACACCAAAACTTGACCAGTAACCAGTGATGATACCCTGCTTGGTATCCAGGTCTTTTAGCTTGAGCGGGATGTTCTTAAACTCCATCACCGGCACCCCCTGCGAATACCTTTATACTGCGACGGACCTAGCCGCTGTTGAGCCGGCTGTGCTACTTCAAACTGCAGCAGCCCAGGCCGGATCTCGAACTGCGCGCCGCAGTTGATACATATAATACGGGCCGCCAATAGCTGGCCGGCAGCCATGTCAATTGTGTTGACCAGGCGAGTTCCGCAGCGATTACAGCTAATCATGTCACGCCTCCGAGTAAACTTCTGTGCATCGGCATTGCACCGTTTCAGATGGCTCACCGTCCGGATCACCCGGGTACATCAACCCATTGCTGTACTCTTCATCAATGGGTTGCTCTTCACCATCCATGTCGGCATGCGAATCACGAACCCGATCATCACGACTGGAGAGCCAGGTCTTGATCATCTTTTTGCCGGTCACTTCTTCGGTCTGTTTGACCGCTTCTCGCCGACCGGCGCCATACGCCGCATGTACTTCTGTACGGGCAATTACCTCCGGCCGATTGGTGTAGACACCACTGGCATCTGGACCTAGCACGCTGCGCACACGCTCCCGCAGTTGGTCGTAGCCTTCACCCGCTGCCTGTCCTTCGCTTAGGGCGTCCTTAATGGCATTGTGAGTAGTATCCGACGTTTCGTAAGCCAGTTGGTTAGCTCGTTCTTGTACCCACTTAGTAACCCGATCGGCGCTGTTGTCGAAGTCATCGGTCACCGATTCACCAGAGTCACTAACCACTTGATCAATACGCGGCAATAGCGACAGTGCAACCTGCTGTATCCAATACTCTCGGTCGAATACGTCACCGGGATTTACCTTCAACCGTGTCGGCCCCGGCCCAGCCTTGTCGGTCTGCTCTTTGAGCGCCGCTTCAACTTGTAAGAGCTGATCAGCGAACAGATCATCCCACAGCGCGATCCAAACTTTCTCCCACCGGCGTAGCCGGCGGTCAAAGGCTTTCCAATAGGCGACTTTCTGTTCCTCAGTTTCAAACTTGAGTATTGCCCCTGTCGCCGCCTTACTTCCGGCGATGTGGGGCAAGCCTTTTGGGAGGTCGCCATCTGGATCGTTGCCAGCATCTTCTGCCGGCACTTGGAACGGTGACACCCACCAATGATCGCGCCAAGGCTTAGGCTCGAATCCCAACTCCAACCGTTCGTTGATCTCGTTGGCGGTGAATCCCATTCTAAACAATCGTTCGGCGTTGGCCACCTGGGAATCAAAATTCTTGCTCATGGCCGGCACATTCGACAGGTCGAAACGCACCCGGATGCGGTCGCCCCAGCGCAACGCAATATCGTTATTAATCTTGTCCATCAGTCGGTCGAGGTAACGTGGGATAATGGTCTGCTCCCACATGTACTTCCGGGCTTCAGCCATGTTATTAAACGTAGTGCCTTCGGCGATTCCGAACACCATCATGGGCACGCCGAATATGCCGGCGGTAATATCTTCGCGGATCTTACTGCGCAGCTCCATCAGCTGCAAGTCAGCGCTGGAAAGCATCAGCGGCGTCCAGTTCATCGGCTTATTCGAAAATCCAGGCTTAAACCAGTTCTTGTTCCCCTGGTGCGATTCTTGCCATTCCAATTTGAAACGGTCGAACTCTCGTTCATTCATGGGGTCTTTTGGACTCAATATACCGTCCACATGTGCCCGGTTATCGAACACCAGCTTCTGCGTTTCTACTGCGGCGTTCTCGGTCTGCACAACGAAAAATGCCACCTGCAACGGTGACAGCCCAACCCGATCATTCATAGGGTCGAAGAATTTGGTATGCATTACTTCTTCGGGCTCGAAGGGGATCTGCTTGTTGTTCTCCACCTTCATTACGTAGCCGGCAATGTAATCCTCGGCCGAGGGCACCGGCGCCACTTTATCAGGTCGCATCGGGTAAATTTCTACTACTCGATCAGCAGCCTTACCCGCCCCGGGTACTAGCTCCCAATATGCATTACCAACGCCGGCCATGCTGATCGTCCACGATTCCACCAGCTCCTGGCCGGTTACCCATTTATTCGGCTTCAGCAGCAGCTTCTCTAGATCGTGCTCTTCCAGCCTAACCCGTTTACCGTTGCGTTGCCGCTCCTCTACAATCCACGGCACAGACGATGTTGAGGTAGCGATGATATTAATGGCTGCATAAGCCCACACGGCCCGCTTGTAGCCTTGTTTAATTAAGTTCTCGAAATTGGCCTCAGCCCATTGCGGCTCGTTATAACGAGTCACGCCAACCCTGCCGTAACCCCGGGAGGACTTGAGCATTAATGAACCTATGCGAGCAAGCGTATTTTGGACGATGTTCAAATGCTCACCCCCGGGTTCATAAACTGCGATACATAAAATCTGGAATAGACAAAGCGCCGATAGACGCTATCTCACAATAAACATCCGAATGAGCAAAATGGTCATCGGCAATGCGCCGATATACAGCCACCATTTGACCGCGGCTGTTCTCCTCAAGCACTCGGATCAACGCTGCATGATGCGTTGCAAATTCATCGCTGATATCCGCCGGCAGCTCAATCGTGTTTTGAAAATATCGCGTGTAGCAGGTGTCTATGTATTCGGTTCGGGCTACATGTACTTCGTGCCGGTCGTTATCCCAGCGCAGCCCTTCGCGAGGATCTGAATAGTAAGCCAAGAACACTTGGCCTTCATGCCGATCGGCGAATTCACGCGCCTTACGCGTCTCCGGTAGCGCATCAATCACACAACACTTCACATTGTATCTGGCCATCAGCTTATCCAGATCTTCAAACTGGACCACCGTACCAGACCAGAGTACCCGGCGATTCTCCCCCGGCTCGCTCACCGTGCAATGCAGCAGGGCGCCAACGTCCACGCCCATGGCTGTGCCGGCTTCCGACGACTGCGCCGTTAATTTGTCACCCCGCCGTGACAGCACAATGGACTTCTCCAACTTGTGTCCCTCGGGA